CGGGCTCTCCCACTGCTTGACCTTGGCCAGTGCCGCAATGGCCAGGCTCGACGGCGCCAGAAACACGTTTTTCTTCGCAGCCTTGGAGTACACCGACGGCATGTTGTGCACCAGCAGGCAGCGGTCGAAACCGAGGTCCGCGCCACCCAGTTCCTGGCTGTACGTCACTTGGTCAGCGACCGCGGCGTCCTTGCCGTCGAGCACTACCCGCGCCTTGATGCGTTTGCCAAACGAGGCGAATTCGCTGGCCACGGCCTTGGTGCCGGTGAAGCCTGGCGCACCGATGATGGTCAGGTCTTCCGGCACACCGCTCAGCGCGGCCAGGCCCAGTTTGCGACCGGTCACCGGCTCGACGCCGCCGATCACGTTGTTCACGGTGTCCGCCGGGGCCGTGCCCTCTTCGACGATCACCACGTAGACCGGCACCTTGACCACTTTCAGGATCTGATACACGGCGTGGTAGAGCGTGCCCGACTCGGCGCCGGTCGGATCAAGCAGCGCCTGGGTGGTGAAACTGTTTATGCGGAACGGCGAATTGCGCGGGATCAGCGGGTCCGCTTTCGGTGCGGTGCCGACCAGGCCAATGACGTTATCACCCAGGCCACCCATGGCCTCGGGGGATTCGGAGGCATTGACGGTAATGCCGTTGTGCTCGAAGTTCAAAACCTCAGCCATGGTTATTCAGCCTTCTTGGCAGCGGCCGGTTCGGCCTGGGTTGGTGTTTTCAGTTCCAGGCGACCGGCGCTGAGCAGTGCATTGGCCTCGACGTCGAGCAGGTCGAGTTCCTGGCCGGTGGTGGACCAGTGACCGCGCCCGACGGGGAACGGGACGAGGACGGTGTAGGTTTGGCGTTCTGCCATTTGGGTTTCTCCAGGTACAAAAAAGCCCCTTTTTTCAGGAAGGGGCTGTTGGGTGTTAATCAGCGGATAAGAAAACGCCCCGGCGGTGCGGGGCGTTTTTATTCGGGCAGGCTGGCGAGCCATTCCGGCGCTGATGGCCGGTGTTCACTCAAGGGCAACTCGCCAGCGACGGGCCAGATGCGAAGCACGCGGCGATACGTCTGCAACTCGATGTATTGCGCCGGCGTCAGCAATGTAGGCCAGCGCTCGACCTCATCACGGTAACGGGACACAGCACTGTCCGTTGCTGCAAGCTGATTGTTTCGCCAAATACGTTCAATTGCCTCCTGTTCGGCTGCAGATGGCGGTGGCGGATCGATGAGCACCGGATAACCCTCATCATTCGAGGAAATAATCTTACCGATAGACTGCCCATCCAATAATTCAATCCAATACTCACGCGTGATTTCAACCAGATCACTTGGAAGGTTTGTACCAAAGGAGGTTTCGTAAAAACCGCTTGTGGATTTGGAATAAAACATAGGTTCTTCCTTATTTAATTGCCAACGACTCTATAGCCACCCACCTGGGTAGATACCGTAGTTGACTGATTCAAAAACCAAAAAAAGGGCACGACAAGGCCCGCGAACAATAGGTGCACGGTCAGCGTGCCCAGCGCATTGACAACAGTCCGGCGTCCCTCAATTGCGTTTGGCGTTCCGCCACTCGGATTTCTCCACGCGCGAAAGCCCTTTTTAGAAGGGTTGTCGGGTGTGTGATCAGTGAATAAGAAAACACCCCGGCGGTGCGGGGCGTTATTGGGGCAAGTCCATCAGCCAAGGCGGCGCAATAGGTCGGTAGTCCGCCAAAGGGAACTCGGCACCTTGCGGCCAGTCGCGCAACTCACGCCGATAGAGTTGCAACTCGGCATAGTGCTCGGCGGTAAGTGAGGTTGCGCCGCCACCATCCAATTCGTCACGCTGACGCGCCACGATACCGTCGGTTTTCGCTAACTGCCCATCACGCCAGGCGCGCTCGATATCAGCCAATTGCTCAGGGGCCATCGGCGGGCGCTCAATCAAAGTGGGCGGATCAGTATCAAAGTTGATCTTGATCAATTGCGACTGGCCGTTCAAAAGCTCGGCATGCCGCGTGGGCGATATCTCGATAGCGTCCACTGGAAGCTCACCGCCTAAATCTGAATCGTGAAAAAGCCCGGTTGTCTTACTGCTATAAATCATTTGTTTTCCTCTTACATCCCGAAGGCAAGTACGCGGACTGCTGATTGACTGGCGGTGTAGTTGGACTGCAAAACCACCTGTCCCAAACCGTTAGCCATTCCAGCCACGAAAGGTGACCCGCCGGTGCCGTAAATAGTGCTGTCGGTCTGCGAAACGACGCAGCCAAAATTCGCATTCGGAAACGCAGTCGGCAAGTTAAAAGGTGTGTTTAGCGCAGCTTTTGAAAACAGCGCCGTCATCCACTGGATGATCAAACCGGACGGGAGTTTCTGATAGCCATTTGGTGACAATAGCGCCGAAAACTCATTGGAATACTTCAGCGAAGAGACGCCCTCCTCAACGACGTAGTTGACGTCGCCACACGCCAACACAGCATTAGAAGCACTCTGAATCGTGATACTTGTGAGCGACTTGGCGAGCGCGACGATATTGTCAGCGCCTTGGCGAATGACCGTGATATCGCTGGGCCCGCTATTGAGAATGTAGAACTTCGACCCGACAGAGCTCGCGGCCAGCGGAGGTAGAGTCAGTGTTCCCGGGCCGGGGGCGGTGACAACAATCCGGCGCCCGGCCATAGCAGGAGTCAGCGCGGCAGGCAGGGTAGCGATGTTCGTCTGCCCGCTGAAATTTCCTTGTGCACGCTGCACAAACTCAGTCGTAGCGAATGCTTTTGAATTATCAAACAGCGGCTGTGTCGTCCAATTTTGACCCGAAATAATGCCCGCATATTTAAGCAAGGCAGTGCCGCCGATTAAGCGCCACAAGTTGCCAATGCGAACAAACTCGGCAGTGTCCCCCTGAGCAATCGAGATATCGCCAGGGACGTTAACCGCATCAATAAGCTCCCCAGCTCCCGCCGTAATCCTGAGAGTCCCCATCCCGCACAAAATGGAAACCGTGGCGCCACGTGGAATAACTCCACCACCGACCGGCAAGGTAGCCACAGCCGCCCCGGTAATTGAAAAGGCCGCCCATTTACCGATGTCAGCCAGGGTCAAAGCTGTAGACGCCGAGTAAGTGGTGTAATCCCCGTACTCAACCCCCACACGTTTCAAAAACGCCGAGTTAATCAGCAACTGCGAATTGTCGAATTGAGCAGGCGTATTCGCCGTGGGGCTGATCAAGGCCGGCGAATTGATTGCCGCAAACCCTTGCATCACGTTCTGAAAAGTCAGCGCCGTGGTGCCCAGCACAATCGCCCCATCAGTGACTAACTGCCAGCGAGTGTCGGCCAGCGTCGCCCCCTGCTCTACCGAAACGATCAAGGCTGAAGTCACCTCTGCGCTGACGTCCGCGTCTTTCGCTCGAACCCATCCAGCAGTTGCCACCACATAGATGCCGTTATCTTTCGCGGCCGTCTGGTTTTTAACGAGCACGCGATCACCCGCAACCACCGCCACGCCATCAATCGTCTGAGCCGCGCTCAACACGATGTTAGCCGTGGTCGCCACGCGCACCGACTGCTTGTTATCCAGCTTCGCAAGCTCATCGGCGACATAAGAACTCACCCAGGCCCGCGTCGCCTTAACCACCGTGTCGTCAATCAACAACGTCACCAACGCAGCATTGCTGGTCTCGAAAATCGAGCGAATGTAGAACTCTTTTCCGGAACCCGACGTCGCCAGAATGGGCTTGAACGACTCCGGATATTTGACGATGGCGTACAGAATCCCGGTATCGGTCCAGATCCCGGCTTCACGCACATACCAGCCGCCAACATCCGGCGGTATGGTCACTTCAGCGAGCAGCCAGCTCGGGTTTTTCTCATCCTGGAACAGCGCATTGAGCGGTCCGCGCCACACTTCGCGCTTGAGCGCCGTGTCAGTGGCGGCCGGGTTGTAAACCGTACCGGCGCCGTCACCGACGGAAATCTGAGACAACTTGATCGGCAGGCCCGCCGCTTTGCAGGCCGTTTCGTAGGCGATCCCTGCGTTGGTGAGCAGGGTGTAGTAGTCGGTCATTTAGGACCCCTGAGGATAAATAGTGGAGGTTTCGACGGCGTAGAGCCCGGCGGCCATGAAGACCTGACCCGAGGTTTCAAGCCCTTCGATGACAATCGGATAAACCGTGGTCAGCTCGCCGCACACGGTGGCGGCGCCGATGACGTGACTGCCGAAAGCGCTCAAGCCGATGGACACGGTCAAGGTGTCCCGTTCGCTTTTGGCGTCCGCCAGGCGTCGATCAAGACGCGCATCGATTGCGTCGCTGTAAGGCTGTTCGGAGAACGCCCGGACAGAAAAGCTGTAAGGCGCACCCCGCGGCGTCTGCTCGTACCAGGCACGCACATCGGGCGCCAGTCGCAGTCCCTTGGCGGCGTTTTCCAGCGCCTTACGAGTACCGGCCTGCCGCGCCGTGGGCCAGGCGAGTTCGACGGTCAAACGCTTTTCAGCCTCGACCGCCTCGGAACTCCACTC